CACGATTCCACCGGAGTGTTGAAGGTAATAAATTACTTTCAGCACGCCAATTGGACTTACTTACGGCCTCGAAAAGCCGTACGTCTGAACAATTTCCAAAGAGAGTTCTTAGGACAGTTAACTGTATTTCCAAAGGGAAATAATCAGTTGCTGAACTTAAGTCAACACTATGTATAGTGTGACCTTCGGACAAATGAGTCTGGAGAATCGAGAACGGTCTCGATTGATTGAACGTACAATCCCAGGGTAGGGACTGTACCAGTCGATAGATAGCATCACCAAGAGGCTTCAAGGCCAATTGATGAACAAGATGGGGTGAAGCTACAGAACGTAGCTTACCACCCTGCTCTTGTATGAAGTGGATTTCTCCACCCTCTATCGCTGCAAGGCTCTCACGTGAGTACCAAGTACCCATTTCAAGAATTTTATTCTTGATACCTTCTAAACCTAAAATAACAGGATCATAAAGATCTTGATATTGAAAGTAAAGAGGGACGTGACGAGGATCAAGAAAATATTCAGCATTGCTGAGTACATCTTCATCCTGTTTCCTCGAGATACCCCTTAACCCCGCAAGGGGCCAGGTGGTCGAGAGTAATCTCGGCTTAAGTCTAGAGGAAGAGCCACGATAGCAAAGGAGTGAAAGCTCCTTGCTTCTGGCAATCGAGATACGACCAAAGTTCGTCTTAACAGCTCTGCCAAGAGATGCTAAGAAACCACGCCCTACCACAGGCGGGGTTGCGCTTATGGCCTTCTTAAATTTCTCAGCTTGGGATTGAGTCAAAGACTCAAACTTAAATACTGAGTAAATCATTGAAGCTTGGATTGCCTTTCCAAAGCAATCTTCATTCTTCAGTGAAAACTTAAGAAGCATACCTAAGGAACCTCCTATCTGACCTCTTCTGTTCTTACGAACAGTTGAGAGCAGTGGAAGAGATTCCCTTAGCCTTAGAATGTCCACCTTAAGAGCTTTCAATCTCTTAATTGTCCATTCGGCGCCTGAACAACGGACCCATTTCACAACATCATCGGCTAAGCCTTTGATGATGTGATTTGGCATACCTATCACTGAAAGACGGTGCGTTAGTCCCTCATGAAAACTATCTGTTAAACAGATAGACATATCGTCCTCCTTTCGAAGAGGATTTTATGCATTTCATGATGGTGACGTACCATCAATGGAATAGGTGGCTCCTTATCTTGAATAGAGGTATCGGGCCACGATAATTATCAAAACTAAGATAATCATCCAGAAGCCTGGTCCAAATCGTCGATTTGCTAAAACAAAAGGCTCTGCCTTTAAATCAGCAGTCGGCTCTTGACTTACTTCTTGATTAACTATTCGATCACGATAAATTTCTTTAACGGGTCGATTAGCTAATTCTGATTTTGCACTCTTGAGTTCATTCTCAAGTCTGTTAACATCAGCTTTCAGCATAAGCATACTTGCTGAGAGGTCAGAATAAGTCCTGATCTCAGAGGAGTCTAAGATTTCTCTTAGCTCAGACCGAAGGGACTCAATTCGTTTACACGATTTGAATCGCTCGAGAAGATTAAGTTGAGTACTAACCCACATAGTGAGTTGAACTCTTTGACTTAGCTCTTCGAGTCCTTTGGGGACGACTGGAATCCTTTCTTGGTTCCTGTCACGATCGTACACATTACCTCCTTTCTCG